GCGAGCTCCGCCGTGCCTTTGGTGACGACGTTGATCCGCACTAGGAGATGACCTCCGAGCAGAAGATGAGCAGCTCACGGGCAGACTCATAGGGATTGATGACGCTTTCGATCTGTAGCTGCCGCCCTTGGAAGAGGAACCTCATCCGCGGCCTGACACCCGAGCGGTAGCGGATCCGCACCGAGGTAGTCACTTCGTTGACCCGCTGTTGCGCCGCCAGGAACTCACGCCACCGCAGGGAAAGCGGCTCGACCTTGGCCCACAACGTTGCCACGTCAAACCAGGCTTTGGTGTCCTCACCGGTGCTGGCCCGGGTGATCGTGTAGTCCTGCAGGGTGACCCGGTGCCGCAGCTCGCCGGCCCTCACCGACCTCGTTGGCTCAGGCATTGGCATGGGCCGGGCTGAGCCACATCACGTACGGCAAACAGAGGTACTTGGCCGCGATGGGCAGCATATGCACCTGCGCTCCCTGGATAAAGCCCTCGCGGTTCTCGTAAAGGTCGCCCACGGTGAGCAGCACCGCCTGGCGCAGCGGCCGCGGCACAGATGCCGCCGTCCCGCCGTAGCCGGCCACGTAACGCACTCTGATCGGATTAACGGGGTAGAGGATGCCATCAGGCCAGCTCCCTTGGTAGGCCAGCACGATGCGCCCGGGTTCGCTGTCGGTGTCGACCAGGTAATCAGTCCCCACCGTCAGCGTTGTTTCAGTGCCGTCGGTGTCTTTCCAATAGACGCCGGTGACTGACAGCAGCGGCGAGTAAGGCAGTTGAATCGTCTTGCCCCTTGGCCAACCATCTTGCCAATAGTCGCGGATGGTCGAGATGAGGGTGCTGGCGGTTTCGCGTTCGACCATCTCCCGCGCCGCAGCAATGAGCGCCGTCAAGAGATCCTCATCCGCCAGTTCAGGCGCCGATAGAACGACGCTGACGCCAAACTCGCATGCGGCCACCGCCACCGTCGCCACTGCCCGGATGTACTGCTTGCTGCCATCGTAGGACTCTTCTTGCGTCGCGTTGTCATTAGCCGTGGTGACCTGGGCAAACGCGCCGCCGGCCACGTCAGCCCAGGTAATCCCGTCGTCGCTGTCCTGCAGCTTGACGTCGACTGTGCCGCCGGCGCCGTTGGTGCCGGACTGGAGTAGCACGATCGCCTGTGATGTAAGGACGTAGACCGCTGCGCCGACCACCGAATAGGCCGCGGCGATGGCGTGCGACCCAGGGGCAATAGTCTGGGATGATGTGACGTTGTCGGCAAAGCTGGTTGAATCAAGCCGCAGGTGAGCGCGAACTTGCGCCAGTGTCACCGGCTCCACCGAGGGAGGAGTTACCACCCTGCTCTGCCATCGCATCCGCCTCACCTCGCTTAGGTCACGACTGGATCAAGAATCGCCTGCAGGTCCTCGCTGATCACGCCGTAGTAGTTCTCGGCCAACGCCCATGTCGTCGCCGTGATGCCGTTGGCCTGGGCGGCCGCGCCACAACACAGGTTGCGCATGCAGATGCCGGTGCCAGCCAGGTTAATGCAAGAGTCGTTGTCCGAGGCCGCGTTATAGATCACGTTATCGAGCACCGCGCCAAACACGACTGCACCAGCCGCGCCGATCGCCGCTGTGCCAAAATCACCGATGATGACGTTCCGCCTGACCACCACTCCTTTGGATGTACCGGGCAGGCTGACGAAGTGCGTGTTGGCCGCGTCATCCTGGATGCAGTGGCAGTCCTCGACGGTCAGGCGGTCTGATGCGGCGGCCGCGGCGCCGAGGACCGAGATGACAAAGTTCTGGTCATCCGCGGCTTCAGAGAACCGACAACCGCGGATCGTGCAGTCCGTCGCGTTGACGTCGATGCAGGCGGTGATGTCGGCAAAGCCCGAACGGAAGTGGAGGTTCTCGATCAGGATGTTGGCAGCATCGACATCGACGTCAGCCGTGTTGGCGGTGGTCAAAGTGACCGTTGGTTGGTTCGTCCCACGGCCCAGGCCAATCACCGAGATGCCGGCGACGTCCAGATCCAGACCCCCGGCTGCGGTCACGACCTCCGCGTGCCCGGGCAAGACATATATGGTGTCGCCCTGGTTGGCTGTGCATTGGCCGACTGCGTAGTCAATGCTGGCAAACGGAGCGTCGGGGTTTCGGCCAGAGCCGGCCGAGTCCGATGCGCCGGACACCGCCGAGCCGACGAACCAGATGTTGCCCGGGTGTTCACGGAAATCATCGACGGTATAGACGCCACCCGGCTGTCGACGGGAGAAGAGAGCTGTTCTGCCCATAGCCAGACCCCCTCTACGCGATCGCCGTCAGCGCGGGCGCATATCGCGGCCGGACCAGGGCGAAGCCACCGACGTTCAGTGCCGTGGCCGTAGCGTCGATCTCCACCGTGATCCAGGGCTCGCCATCGGTCACCGCCTGCGGGTCAACCTCAACCAGCACCGCCCGGTGGTCGTAGCTGGCAGCGGTCAGGGTTAGCGCCGCTGAAGTTGCCGCGGTGCCATACTGGTCGGCGCCATCGGTCTTGAAGTCCGCGCCCGAGACCCGGTAGGTGAAGGTCAGCGCCGTGGTCTTGGCGCCAGCCGTGGCGCCGGAGAAGACCTTGAGCACCGAGTTGCCGGTGATCTCGCCGAAGGTCAGCAAGGCCGTCACCCAGTGCGCGGTCGAGAGCTTGATGCTGTCGCTGTCAATGCCGGCCGAGCCGTAGTCATCGGCTTCAATGAGCGGCACGATGCCGAATTGCTCAGATAGTCGCATGCAAAGACCTCCTAGGCCCGGGCGTCCAAGGTGATGAACGGCGAGAGCGTGCTCGTCGACTGGAACGGGGTCAGCGCTGACTTCCAGAGCGGCTGGCCGCCGACCCGGTAGTTGAACCGGAAGACGGTCTCGCCGTAGATGAAGTTGACGTGGATCGACGACGCGGCCTGGATGCCGCCTTTGGTGACGATGGCGTACTGGCTGGCGTCAGCGAGCAGGATGTCACCCTGGTCGCCCACGGTATCGGCATGCTCGATGGCAATCACCGGCCGGCCGAAAAGGGTCCCGTAGGGCTGGCCCGCCAGGCCGTTGGCTGGCATATAGACCGGCACGCCACCGGTACCCACCGCCAGGCTCATCGAATAGAGCTGAGGCTCGACATCCTGGTTGATGAACCAGACCGCCGAGCGCCGCGACGGCGCCCAGAGCCGTGCCCACATCTTGACGATGTTCTCATAGAGCAGGGTATCTGCCGCCTGGCCATCTTCCTTGGCCACCGACACTAAAGCTGGACAGCCGAGCACGCCGAGCGGTTTGCCGGCGCCGTCGCCGCGGATCACCGCGTCTTGCAGTTTGAAACGCAGCTCCTCCGGGAACGCTGTCTCGATCACCGACTGCAAAGCTGCCGCATCCGCCAGGACGCGATCAGTGGCGTAGCACAGCGCCTTCAGCTCGTTGAGCACGATCTCCAGGCGCCCGAACTTCGGCCTGGATGCAGCCGCATCATCAGCCTCATCTTCCCAGTAGCCGCGCACACCGCCGGCACGTGAGCCATCCGCGCGGGAGGTCTCATCGAGGTACGGCAGTGAGAGGCGGTCGCTGTTCTGGCTGATCGTGAACTGGCGGCAACGTGAGATGAACTCGCCGCCCTCGTAAGCCCGGCGCAGAAGCCCGGCGATGAGATCCTGCTGGACGAGAAAACCGCCGTCCGAAGGCACGTTTTCGGAAAGGCCAGTTGCCGCCTTGACGGCAAAGAGGCGCCTGTCCACCTGGGGACTTGCCGGCGAGGACGCGGCCGCCACCGCTCGCAGTTGCTCGCCTAGAGTAGCGAACGGCCGGCCCTGGTTGGCCATCTGCTCCGGCGTCTCCAGCGGAGCGCCGCTGTCCTCAGACTGAGCGCGATCGAGCAGCCGGATCCGCGCCTCCACCTTATCGGCCTCGGCCAGCTTGGCCTCCGCCTGGGTCATATCCTCATCCGACACTGCCTCACACGAGAGCAGCGCCGAGGCCTCGGCCTTCAGCGTTTCCCGCTGCCGGCGCAGGTCGTTGATATCCATGCCTTACCTCCTAGGTCCTTGACTTCAGCCGCAGTTGGCGCAGTCTCGCCTGCCGCGCGGCATTCGAATGAGCACTCGCATCGTCTTCGGCCGTCGGCACTTCCTCACGC